AATCCTGAACTCAAACAACAACACTCTTATAATGGAACACTCTCTAGTTGAATTGCTGACTTATTATGTGATTGTTGCTGCTCTCTTTATTGGAGCACCAGCAGTATTCTTCACTATTGTTTTTATGCCTGCACTAATGAATACTAAGGGTGCAGTTGTTGGTTACAAAATTCACCGTGATTACGGTGAAACATCTATCTATTCTAAAGTAAATTAATTAAGGAGAAAACAAATGAACAAAATTTTTACTGAAAAGGCAGAACGTATTAACGGTTGGTTGGCAATGATTGGAATTATTGCAGCAATCGGTAGTTATGCTACTACTGGTCAAATTATTCCGGGTGTGTTCTGATGGAGGTTAAAATGCGTAGCGAAGGTTATCAAGTACCCCAAGTCCAATTTACTTTTCGTGAATCTGGCGAATTTGTAAGTCGTACAACTGCAGAACTTTTTGATGGGAAGCGTGTGGTCTTGTTTAGTCTGCCTGGTGCTTTCACTCCTACTTGCAGTGCCTATCAGCTTCCTGGATTCGAAGAGAGATACGACGACTTTATTGGTAGTGGCATCGACGCTATTTACTGCATCTCTGTTAATGATGGGTTTGTAATGAATGCTTGGCAACAAGATCAGAACATCAAGAATGTAAAACTCATTCCAGACGGCAATGCATATTTCACACGTTCTATGGGTATGCTCGTCAATAAGTCTAACCTTGGTTTCGGTGATCGCTCTTGGCGTTATGCTATGGTCGTGGATAACGGAATCATCGAAAAACTATTCGTTGAAGCAGGTCAGCGAGACAATGCAGACAGTGACCCTTACGAAGCAACTACTCCAGAGAATGTTCTGGACTATGTAAAATCTACAGTGCGAGAAACTGCAACTGTTTGAAGAATACTCAAAGCGCCCCAAAAGGGCGCTTTTTTAATAAATAGAATATAGAATGGATAAGGACAATGAGAGTAGATCTTCATAACTTTTTTCAGTATTATGATCCAAAGAATCCTAAACATGTTGCAGCAGTCGAACAACTAGAAGTTGACTTAAAGGATTCTCCTCTACTTGACGATAGTTCTAATTGGGTCAAAATTTATAGAACAAAACCAACTGTTCCGGGAGTCCTACCCGTTCCTTTTTATCCACAGACAGATAATTATAGAGATGCGCAAAGAACCTGCAATTCATCTGCTTGTGCAATGTGCCTAGAGTATTTCAAACCAGGCACTCTCCAAGGAGCAAAGGGCGATGATGCCTATATTCAAAAAGTATTTGCAATTGGTGATACGACTGATCACACCGTACAGACAAAAGTTCTGGAAGGTTATGGTATTAAGTCACGATTTAGTTACAATCTTGGGTTTGCTGATCTTGATCGTGAGTTATCCGCTGGGAGACCTGTTGTTATTGGTATCCTTCACAGGGGCACTCTATCTGCACCTACTGGTGGGCACATGGTTGTAGTGATTGGGAAGAGAGGTGAGGATTATGTTGTGAACGATCCTTACGGTTCTCTGAATGATGGATATACTGGACCAGTCACAAACGGTAAAGGTGCGGTGTATAAGAAATCTGATCTGAACTTCCGTTGGTTAGAAAAAGGTAAAGATAAGACTGGTTGGGGGCGTATTTTTGACGCAAAAAAGTAGAAAGTTCTACTCCTGATTCGAGTAAAAGTGATATATCCCTAAAAGGAGTAGAACTTATAAAAGAATTTGAAGGATGTCACTTAAATGCTTATCCAGACCCTTTAACAAAAGGACCACCGATTACAATTGGTTGGGGAAGCACTAGAGACTTTGACGGAACGCCATTTAAAATAGGTAGAGTGATTACTCAAAAGTATGCAGACACTCTACTTGAGTTTGATTTAAAGAATAGATTTTTACCATCACTTCAAAGAATACCTTACTGGAATGAAATGAATGAAAATCAACAAGGAGCTCTTCTATCTTTTGCTTATAATCTTGGTGCTGGTTTTTACGGGTCTTCCAATTTTAATACCATAACCAGAGTTCTTAAGAATAAAGAGTGGTCTAAAGTTCCTGATGCTTTATATCTTTACCACAATCCTGGAACAAGTGTGGAAGCGGGTTTGAAAAGAAGAAGAGTTGCAGAAGGTAAACTCTGGTCTTCTTAATCATCCATCTTTGCTTTTAATCCAAGCAACGCAGTAAACAAAGTAAACAACGCACTATATCCTTTGTCTATAGAGTTTTCGCACTTTATAGATGGGGGATTTTTTAATTCTCCTTTTGCATTGGCACTTTCAATAGATCCGGGGACCATAAAGTTGCAGTTGGTAAATGTAATACCAACATACCCTACAGTGCAAACTACAATAATAATGATTAATTTGTCTAGTATTTTCATCTTCCTTCTTGTTTATGAATCCAAGTTTTTAACTCATGTAAATATTGCCTGAGTTGATCTGCTTTCTGAAGATGCCACAAATCACCACTCTTGAAGTATTCTTGAGTGTGATTATCAATTGCCTTTAGAATATTATGTATTGGTGCGTTCCATCGCTCACGCTTGGGAGTATTCCATTCGCGTGGCATAATTCCTCACTTCTTCTTACCGCCATTCTTTGCTTTTTTCACAGTCGCATTACCTTGATTTTGCTTGGATTGCTTGCCGCCAGCAGAACTCTTCTTACCTTTGTTTGCAGACTTTGACACTGCACCGCCCCATATGATACAATGATATTTAGGAAAAACGGTTCCTATTTATACTGTGCCACCTAAGCAATTGGACCTATTGACAGCATTTCCTGACGATGCTATGATAAATAGGTAAACAAATGTTACGAGTCTCTCATAACTCTTAACATTGTTAAACACCCATTAACCGAGACCTATGGGGTGTATAAATTACGTCTCTCATATCTTCTCTAGGGGTGAGAAGAAATATTGAACCCTGTTCGTCCCCACGAACTCTTACTTAACCCTTTTTCAAATATGACTGCTTCAATCGCTTCACGCCGTTCTGGCGAAAACCTCTGGGAACAATTCTGTTCCTGGGTAACTTCAACCGATAATAGACTGTATGTTGGTTGGTTCGGAGTCCTTATGATTCCTTGCCTACTTGCTGCCACCACTTGCTTCATTATTGCATTCATCGGTGCTCCCCCTGTGGACATTGATGGAATCCGTGAACCCGTTGCTGGTTCACTTATGTATGGAAACAACATCATCTCTGGTGCTGTTATTCCAAGTTCTAATGCGATTGGATTGCATTTTTACAGCATCTGGGATGCTGCTTCTCTTGATGAGTGGCTTTATAAATAATATTGGGTCACTTTAAATCGGGTGAACTGCTGGAAAGCTAAGTTCTTTATGAAACACAAACATCACCTTACTCCAAAATATCTTGGTGGTTCTAACGAATCCCAAAATCTTGTAGAAGTTTCTACAACTCAACACGCTATGTTTCATTATTGTAACTGGCGTCTTTGGGGAAACGAAGAAGATAAGATTGCTTGGAAAGCACTTGCAGGATACTCTAAAAAAGAGGAAATAATTCATCAAGTTATTTCTCTTGCAGGTAAAAGAGGTGGTAAGGTTGCAAAAGAAAGCGGACAACTTCGGTCTGCTGCTCTTAAACAACCAAGAAGTGTAAGGCAAAAGATTGGTAAAAATCTTATCAACTATGCCTACAAAAATCCAAAGAATGCAACACAAGAAACTCTTACTAATAGAAAATACAGTAAAGTATTTCACATTTATGAAAAACTAACTGAAAGGACTATTGGTAATCATCTTGGGGATGTAGTTTTTAATCCAGAAGAAGATAAAACACTCAAAACTGTTTGTTCTATTATTCTGGAAAAATATGGGGTAAAAGTTTATCCTTCACATCTTAATAGTGTTGCTAATGGAAATAGACTTTTAACAAGTGGTATTTCTTGTAGTTGGATTTTAGAGAATATGCCAATCAGCATCCAAGCCACAGACGATACTTCTGTGGAAGGTTCAGAGACTACTGGGTTCAACAAGCGTGTTGAGTAATACCAGATTAGCGCCCGACATCTTATAAAAAATAAGATGAAGATATAGTCCAGTCCATATGGAAACATATGGTTCCCCCGACTGCTATAATGGGGGTCCTTTCCAACTCGTTGTATTCCACTTCCTCATTGGTATCTACTGCTACATGGGTCGCGAATGGGAACTCTCCTACCGCCTAGGTATGCGTCCTTGGATCTGTGTTGCTTACAGCGCACCCGTGGCTGCTGCCTCTGCTGTGTTCCTGGTCTATCCTTTCGGTCAAGGTTCTTTCTCTGATGCGATGCCTTTGGGTATCTCTGGTACTTTTAACTACATGCTTGTGTTCCAGGCAGAACATAACATTCTGATGCACCCCTTCCATATGCTTGGAGTTGCTGGTGTCTTCGGTGGTTCTCTGTTCAGTGCTATGCACGGTTCTTTGGTTACTTCCTCGCTGGTTCGTGAAACCACTGAGAATGAGTCTCAGAACTATGGTTACAAGTTCGGTCAAGAAGAAGAGACTTATAACATCGTGGCTTGACAGAGCGGGTCACGCTAAACTGGGTGAACTGCTGGGAACCTAAGTCCTTTATGGATATGGCAATCAGCATCCAAGTCCTAGATACATCTAGGAAAGGTTCAGAGACTACCTGAGAAGTTCAGTCTTCTTAATAACAGGCAAGAGCGCCCAGCACCTTTAATAGGTGAAGATATAGTCCAACCCTTAAGGAAACTTTTGGATAATTGGCTCACGGTTACTTCGGACGACTTATTTTCCAATATGCGTCCTTTAACAACTCCCGTTCACTACACTTCTTCCTTGCCGCTTGGCCAGTAGTTGGTATTTGGTTTACTGCCCTTGGTGTTAGTACTATGGCATTTAACCTGAACGGATTTAATTTCAACCAGTCCATTATGAGTTCTGAAGGAAAGGTAATTAACACCTGGGCTGATGTACTCAACCGAGCAGGTCTCGGAATGGAAGTGATGCATGAGAGAAATGCCCATTAGAAATGGTGGCCTTATTGAGTAATCAATAAGTGTAAATCGGGTGAATTGCTGGAAACCCTCTAGAATATAAAGGGCAATCAGCAGCCAAGTCTTAGATACATCTAAGAAAGGTTCAACGACTACCTGAGGAGTCCAGTCTCCTTAATAACAGGATTAAGCGCCCGACAACCTAATAATACAGGTTGATGATATAGTCTGTGCCATAAGGATAGTAAACTTATGGAGTTCACGAATTTCCCTCTTGATTTGGCTAGCACTGAGACAACACCAATTGCTCTTACTGCTCCCGCAATCGGTTAATATTAAATTGAATACATGATATAATAGAGAGACCTGAAAAGGTCTCTTTTTTATAAATAATAATAACTATGAGCAGACCATAATGAATATAAAATATACTGAAGAGGATAGAAAACTTTGGGAGAAAATGTATTTGTCTGGTCTGTCTTCTTATGAGATTTCCAGACAATTAAAAGTTCCAAAACCAACGGTATATAAACACATAAAATCTTGTGGTATTTCTAGAAATTGGTCGGAATGGCAAATAGGAAAAGAACCTTGGAATAAGGGAGTAAAAGGAGCACAAGTATCTTGGAATAAAGGATTAACCAAAGAAACTGATGAAAGAGTTAGAAAATATGGTGAAAAGTTAAAAGGAAATAACTATCAAAATCCTTGGAGCAAAAGATATTTCGATGTGGATTATTTGTATTTGGTTATTGTTTATCTTGAGGGTAAATTGGTTTATAAGGTGGGTAGAAGTTTTAATAAGTTATCAAATCACACTAAAAATAAATTACATAGTGTAATTAAAATATGGAAAGGAATACATTATCAAGTACATCACCTTGAAAAGTTCATTCATCAAAAATATCAAGATTATAAAATTGATTTTGAGACCACGGACAGTGGATATACGGAGTGTTATGTGGTAGAATTACCCATAACTGAAATCATCAATCTTACAGAAAAAACATTAAAACATTATGATTACTAAAGAAGGATTTATTCAATCAACTGGGATTGAACCTGAAAAGGCAGAACAACTTTACAATAATTTAAACAAAAGATTTGATGGCGATTGGAATAAAGCAGCAGAATACTTAAAGGACCTTTATTCATATTTGGAAAAGCACCAACAAAATGTCTCATAATAATCAACATCATCCTATGGAACCCTGGGTAATCTGGGCAGGTGTAGGTATGATGGTATTCACAGTTCTTGTGTTTGTTTTATTCACTCTTGGGCAAATTTACTGGGGATAAGCACAAACACTTATTGACCTCTTTATTAAGTAATGTTAAGATAAATATGAGAAATACATAGGAGGTTATGACTTCTTCTACACTTTCACAACCAATTCAACAACGAGGATGGTTTGATGTCCTGGATGACTGGCTTAAACGAGATCGCTTTGTATTTGTGGGTTGGTCTGGACTACTACTTTTTCCCACTGCTTATCTTGCCCTTGGTGGCTGGCTTACTGGCACAACGTTTGTTACTAGCTGGTACACCCACGGGTTGGCGTCTAGTTACCTTGAAGGCGCTAATTTCCTTACGGCTGCTGTGTCAACGCCTGCAGATTCTATGGGTCATTCTCTTCTTCTACTTTGGGGTCCTGAGTCTCAAGGGGATTTCATCAGGTGGTGCCAACTTGGGGGACTCTGGACTTTTGTGGCGCTCCACGGATCTTTCGCTCTGATTGGATTCATGTTACGTCAGTTTGAGATTGCCAGACTGGTAGGTATCAGACCTTATAATGCAATCGCATTCTCTGGTCCTATCGCAGTATTCGTTTCTGTATTCTTGATGTATCCACTGGGTCAATCCAGTTGGTTCTTTGCACCTTCATTTGGTGTTGCTGCAATCTTCAGGTTCTTGTTGTTTATTCAAGGATTTCATAATTATCTACTAAATCCGTTTCATATGATGGGTGTAGCAGGTATTCTTGGTGGTGCTTTGCTTTGCGCTATTCATGGTGCTACTGTAGAAAATACTCTTTATCAGGATGGTGATAAAGCAAATACCTTTAAGGCATTTGAACCAACACAAGAAGAAGAAACTTATTCTATGGTAACTGCTAATCGTTATTGGTCTCAAATTTTTGGCATTGCTTTTAGTAATAAAAGGTTTCTACACTTCCTAATGCTTTTTGTTCCTGTAACAGGACTTTGGATGGCATCTATTGGTATGATTGGACTTGCTTTGAACTTTAGAGCATATGATTTTGTAAGTCAGGAAATTCGAGCAGCTGAAGATCCTTCGTATGAAACTTTCTACACAAAAAATCAACTTTTATCAGAAGGAATTCGTGCCTGGATGTTTAGTGTGGACCAACCACAAATGAACCTGGTGCTACCTGATGAGGTATTGCCACGAGGTAATGCTCTATAAATAGAGTTGCCTAACGGTGACACATTAGGTAAAATGGAAGGGAAACCTTCCATTTTTTGTATAAATATTAATGTCACCGTTAGAGTAGTATGAATAACATTTTTTACACTTACGCATATTTGCGTGAGGATAAAACTCCCTATTATATTGGTAAAGGTAAGGGAGACCGAGTATATAAGAAATCAAAGAATGATATAAGACCTCCTAGAGATAAGAGTAAAATAATACTTCTCAAGCAAAACTTAAGTGAAGGAGATGCATTTAATCACGAAAAGTATATGATTGCTATATTTGGTAGAAAAGATTTAGGGACAGGTATTCTTCATAATAGAACTGATGGTGGTGATGGTTCTTCTGGTGTTTTGCAAACAGAAGAAACAAAACTGAAGAGAAGTAATGCTCTAAAAGGAAGACCTAGACCCGAAGAAGTAAAGAATAAGATAGGAGAAAAAAATAAAGGTAGAACACAATCACAAAAAGCAAGAAATAAGATTGGTGATATTCATAAAGGTAATACATATTGGGTGGGTAGAAAGCATACTGAAGAGTCAAAACAAAAAATGAGAGATGCTAAAGTTGGCAAATCAAGTCATATGAAAGGTAAATCTCATAGTGAAGAAATTAAAGATAAAATAAGTTCTTCCAAAAAGGGAAAATCTAACGGTTGTGAAGGAAGAAAATATTCTCCAGAAACCATAGAAAAAATGCGTCAATCTGCAAGAAATAGAAAAAAGAACTCCAAACACTCGTAGAAAATCTAAAATGCTTCCAATCCTAACATTCTTTATTCTCTTCGGTTTGTTTATGACTCTTATATCGCTCACGGACCACTATCATTACTGACAAAATAAATATTCATAAGTCGCAAGCACTTATGGGACCTCTCCAGTCGCCTCAAGAATACTTGTTCAATCTACACGCAACAAGTCAATCAGAAGCAAAACGATTATGGAGAAAACAAATAAAAGAAAGTTGGGATCATAAATGTGCTTATTGTGGTTCAGAAGAAGATTTGACTTTGGACCATGTTATACCACAATCAAAAGGTGGATTAGATATTACAAGAAATGTAGTATGTTGCTGTAAATCTTGTAATCAATCTAAGGGACATGAACACTGGAAGTTGTGGTATGTTCAACAGGATTTTTATTGTGAGAATAAATTTGATATAATAGAAGAATGGATGGCACCGCCAAAACCAACTAATCTTTATGCATATCGCCCAAGAAAAAATATTAGATATTGAGACATTTATACATAAGAAAGTTGACTTAAAACTATGAAAACCTTATCGCTTTCAGAAGACCAAATTAAACTTCTTGCAGATGCTCTTTGGATGCGCCAAAGATGTTTTGTTGCTGGAGACAAAAGATTTAAAGAATACGGAGAAATGTTAGACACACTCCTTGAAGATATGGATTATGTTCCCAATAGATCTTGAAATGATTACATCAGAAACACCATATAAACTGGCAGCGATTATTAGAGATACCTGGCCAAACATTTACAGACCGGCAAAAGAAACCTATAATACAAAAAACAATAAGAAGAAAAAGAATGTATGATTATTGGGTGGTGATAGATAAAACCACAGGTAGAGTAATTTCTCATTGTGGTGAAGAAAATGATGCACTTGCAATGATTGGTTTTGATCCAGACAAAAGAATTTATCGAAAGCAAAAGTTCATTATGGATCAAGTAATTACAGTTACATCAACAACAGATAAACAACTTCCTGGACAACAGGGATTGCCTGCTGCAAAAGAAGAACTTCCACCCATAGAACTTCAGCAGCAAGTATGGTTACCTGAAGGACAAGGAGTTCCATTTAACGCTAAATAACTTTCAGTTTTATAAAGAATTATGAAGTTTACGGTTTATTCAAAAGATGGTTGCCCATATTGCACAAAAGTTCAACAGGTGCTAGAGTTGGCACAACTACAACATGTAGTTTATAAATTGAATAATGATTTTACTCGCGAAGAATTCTATGCAGAATTTGGAAATGGTTCTACATTTCCTCAAGTAATCGTTGATGATAAGCACATTGGTGGTTGCTCTGATACAGTTCAATATCTACAGGAGCAAAAACTAGTTTAATGGATAATAATCTTTACGAAGTTTGTAACGACGTAGAAAAAGCAATTGATTATGCTTTCAATGGGCAATTTGTTTTAAGTTTTTATGACTATCTAAAAGTTCGTGGAACAAAAAGAGTGGAGGTTGAACAGTTTATTGAAAGTTCTACTGCAAATGAAATTAACAATCTTGTAATGGACTTGGACGATTATCTTGAAGGTGGATCAGATGAAATTCATAAACAACTTCGCGAGGGATATGGACATATTCCAAAACCACAAGCGAGAAAAATAAGAAATTACCTATATGGTATTCTTGAAGATGCTTGGAGATACAATCATGACAAAAGGCCAGGAAGGAGAAAAAAGCAAACTAAATAAAAATGAACTCCAAATCAATCGGGGTGTTGAACTATTATTACGCAATAGGAGAAGAAGATCAGAAAAACCAAAAACTTTTCAAGTGAAGTTTGGTAAAATGATCTCTCTTTTTCGTAGAGAGTTTCATTTCTTTATTGATTTTCACTTTGATATTAGGAAAAAATAAACTCTCTGGAGAAAAAAATGGAACTATCAATCATTTTGACTTTTTCAATTTTATTTTGCGTAATGTTCCTTTTCATTGGTCTTATTGGTGGGTGGATATTTAAACAATATCAAGTAGAAAGAATTTATGGAATTCAAAATATTCATCCAGAATTTCTTGATAGTAACGGAAATATAATCCCTGATGAAGTATTAGCTGTTCGTTTTGAAGAAGGATTTTTTGAAGATGAATACTATGATGAAGATCTTGATGAAGATTGATAAATAAAAAAAATTCTGATATAATAAGTCTGACTTGCATTAAAAAAAAATTATGACTACAACAAAACTAAAATCCACGAATACAATTGAAGTTTTACCTACAAATCCATTTATTTTTGAAGTTTTGAATTTGGCATCTAAACAGAAATCAAATGCAAAAAAAGTAGAAGTATTGCAAAAATATGAAGATCCTTCTATAAAAACTGTTTTGATTTGGAATTTTGACGAATCTATAATTTCTCTCCTTCCTATAGGTGAAGTTCCTTATGCTAGTACTGGAGAGCAAACTTCTTATAGTGGAACTTTGAGTGGAAAGATTGAAGACGCAGTATCTAAAATGCAGGAATTGGATACTAATTCTCTGGGTTCAATGGATCAAGGAAAATCTTCAATCAGAAAAGAATATCACATGTTTTATAATTTTGTGAAAGGTGGGAATGATGATCTAAGTTCTCTTCGTAGAGAAACTATGTTCATTAATATTCTTCAAGGACTGCATCCTCTTGAGGCAGAAATTCTTTGTCTTGTAAAAGATAAAAAACTACAAACTAAATATAAAATAACTCTTGAAAATGTAAAAGAGGCATACCCTGACATTCGATGGGGTGGTCGTTCATGAGTGTAGCAGTAGGAGAAAAGAAAAAAATGGCAGAAAATAAAAGTAAAATTAATAAAGTTCTGCCTCATGAGTATGGATGTGAAATCGTTTTAGAAAAAACAACAATTGAAAATGCAAAAGATTCTTCACTTCCTAATGATGCATATTTGATTTGGTATATTGTTGATGATGAAGAACATGTTGATCTTACAAGAGGTCCAAAAAGAGTAAATCTTTTTGATATGTATTATGATAAGTATGGTCCAGGAGCAGTTCAAAAAATTGATTTTGGATATGGACGAACTAATCCTAAATTGTGGGGATATAAACAACCTGAGAAAAAGAAAAGAAAATGAGTGATGGTTTTAGTGTAGAAAAAATAGAAGTTCAAATTTACAAAGACGAAGTAAAAAAACTTCTTAAACAATATAAAAAAATTAAAAAATATCAAAGATCTTCTATTTTTGAAGTGAAGACTATGGATGGAACAGAAACCTACATCAGTCAATTGACTAAAGAAATACAGGAGAATCCATAGTCGATGGGAAAGCATTATCTACTTAATTTGTACGGATGCTCGTTTGTCCTTTTGGACGACGAGCGTTGTCTTATAGACTTACTAGAAAACGCAGCAACAGCAAGCGGTGCTACTGTGGTTCAAACGATTTCAAAAAAGTTTGAACCTCAAGGAGTAACAGTTATTTGTCTACTATCAGAGAGTCATATTAGTATTCACACATGGCCGGAGGAAGGTAAAGCAGCGGTGGACGTTTATACTTGTGGTGACTGTAATCCTAAAATTGGTTGTGATATTATCATTCAACAACTTTATGCTCAAAACCACACACTAAGTTATATTGAGCGTTAACTAAATACACTATATCTGGAGAAGTATATGCTCTCTACTCAATACCGTCTTCGCCTTGAAGCAATCTGCGAGAGAATTGTAAGGGGCGAATCTGTAGAGTTAAGTGAAATGATCTGGGCAGAAAAACTAGCAAAAGCAAATCGCTCTGCTGCGACAATGCTAAGGCAAGCAAGACGCCGTGCTGCTAATCCAAATATGCAAGAGGATAGTTTGGATGGATTTATGAATGCATTGGATTTGGGTGATCCTGATCCTTCTAATCATAGAACCGGATTTGATAGTGTTGATGATATAATTGATTTCTTTACTGGAGATAAACCAGACGACTGGAGACAGAGAGATTAAATTGTATCAAAAAATACAAAAAATATCTGATATATAAATCACGTTCATCCTATGGGACGGAAGTAGGGAAACCGAAGGAACGCACTTTACATGCAGTAAAGGAGCAAACCTAATGTCTAAAGTAGTATATCGCGGCGTTGAATACGATACGCAAAAGCGTCTGGAGTATCAACAGCAAATGATGCAGCAACCTCAACAGTACAACGAAACCTATCGTGGTGTTAAGTTTACTAAGGAGGGACATAAGTGATGAAGAAACTCAATGTACTTCAACTCATTAAAGAGCAAAAGCAGAAAGAGCAACGTCGTCACCAAGCACTGTTAGTAAATGCAGGAGCAGCAAAATGATTGCTACGATTGCATCTATTACAGGTGCGTCGGTGGCATTTATATATTTGATTTATATTGAAATTTTACTTTTGAGTAAGTAATATAATTTACGAGGAGTGCTTGACACTCCTCTTTTTTTTGACTATAATTACCTTTGTGAGGTTTAATCAAGATGGATAAAGAAAAGATTAAGTTAATCATCAGAAACCTTGAATCTCTTGTTGATTGTCTGAAGTCAGAAGTATATTCTGATGTAGATGCATATAAACCAGAGATTCGGTATGAAGAAATAGCACCTTACATTGATGATTATGATGAGGTGTTCTATGATGAGAGTGATGAACTAGCAGATTTAATGAGAGTAAATCAAAAATACAAACTTACAAACGATGATGATGGAGACGGACTGTGAGACCTATTAAAGCAAAAGACCTTCTTGAGATGGATAAAAATCTTGAAGTAGTAATGCTTCAGTGCTATCCACTTCCGGAACAAGTAATTTATCAAGCAGGAAAATGTGACTATTCAGAAACACCAATTCACAGTCAAAAAATTCCTAAACCAAGTGAATGTGGAGAGTGGGTTGTTGAACGTCTTTTAAGCAACGAGAAAGGACACTGGGGACCTCTAGAACATCCTTCAATTACTTTTTCGGTATCTGGGTATGTTCACAACGTTGCAATGCAAGCAAGGACTCATAGAGTAGGTGTTAGTTTTGATGTTCAATCACAACGATACACTGGAAAAAGAGTCATTAAGGTTGCTAATGGAGAACTAAAACCAGAACATGTATTTTATGTTCGTCCACCAGGATTTTATACTAATCGTTATGGTAAAAAGTATGATTGGACAGAAGATGATTATGTAGATGAACTCAACTGGATTGTAGAAGGATGTAAGCGTTATGCAGTAAAATATGAAAAAGGAATGTGTGAAGAACATATTCGTGACTATCTTGCACAGGCAATTCGTCAAAACTTTGTAGTTTCTTTTAATCTTCGTTCAGTTTTACATCTTTTGGATTTGAGAGCAAAAATGGATGCTCAATTAGAAATTCAAGCACTTTGTGAACAAATTGCACCTCAACTTGAGAAGTGGGCTCCACATGTTTGGAAGTATTATGAAGAGAAACGTCTTCATAAAGCAAGACTTTCTCCCTGAGGTTTTATGAAGAGTTGGTGTGTAAAAGACCATCTTACAAGACATGTATTTAAAGTCTTATTATCGGAAGAAGATTTTCAAAAGTTTCTTAAAGAAAATCCAGATATGGATGAATGTATTGATTGTGTAGAGTGCGATGATGCACCATCCATTACCATTGAATAAATACTCTCATATAAAATGGAGGAAACAATTTGGCAACATATCCTGTTTATAATAAAGAAACTGGTGAACAAAAAGAAGTTACAATGAGTGTTCATGATTGGGACCAGTGGAAAAAAGATAATCCAGAATGGGATAGAGATTGGAGTGATCCTTCAACATGTCCTAATTCTGGAGAAGTTGGAGAAATCTATGATAGACTGAAAAAGTCTCATCCAGGGTGGAACCAAATCTTACATAAAGCTTCAAAAGCACCAGGTTCAAAAGTAAAACCAATCTGATTTTATATGGCAAGAAAAAGAACGAACGATCAACCAATTGGTGTTGGACTTACTGCTAAACAAATGAAGCGTAAGAAACCAATCAGTGCTGATTTAATGAGAGACATTGATCCTCTCACTGATAATCAAAAACTACTTTACACGGCATACGAAGATCATAAAAATATTGTTGCTTATGGTGCTGCTGGTACAGGTAAAACCTTTATCACACTCTACAATGCTCTTCAAGATGTTTTAGATGAAAGAAGTCCTTACGAAAAAATCTACATCGTAAGATCTCTTGTTGCTACTCGTGAAATTGGTTTCCTTCCTGGTGATCATGAAGACAAGTCCTCACTTTATCAAATTCCTTACAAGAATATGGTAAAGTATATGTTCCAAATGCCAGATGATGCATCCTTTGAAATGCTCTATGGTAATTTGAAACTACAAGGAACAATTAGTTTTTGGAGCACTTCTTTTATTCGTGGAACCACTTTAGATAATGCAATCATCATCGTTGATGAATTTCAGAATCTGTCTGGACATGAATTAGATTCAATTATTACTCGGGTTGGTGAAAATAGCAAGATTATGTTCTGTGGTGATGCTACACAATCAGATTTGATTAAAACAAATGAAAGAAATGGTATTATTGACTTTATGAAAATTTTAAGAATAATGCCTTCTTTTGATATTATTGAATTTGGAATTGAGGATGTATGCCGCAGTGGATTAGTTAAAGAGTACCTAATTGCAAAACATCAACTTGGAATGTAAAAACAGTTCATGAAAGTTATGGTTTATATAAATAATTATAACTTTCATGAACTATAATGTACAAAATTTATTTAATTACTAATCTTATAAATTCAAAAAAATATATTGGTATAACAAAGTATTCTCTTGAAGAAAGATTCTCACAGCATATTAAAAGAGGATTTTTATTAACTGAAGCAATTAAAAAGTATGGAAAAGAAAAATTTTCTATTGAATTGATTGAAGAGGTTGAAAGTGCTGAAAGAGTGTATGAACTTGAAATATTTTATATTAAAAAGTATGATACTAAAGCACCTAATGGATATAATTTAACTGATGGTGGAGATGGAATTTTTGGATGGCAACCTTCTGATGAATACCGACAAGAATGTTCCGAAAGAGTAAAAGAACTTCATAAAAATAAAAAAGTTGGTATGTATGGTAGAAAACATAATGAAGAAACTAAAAGAAAAATGAGTGAAGCATCTAAAGGAAATAAAAATTGTTTAGGAAGAGTTCTTTCAGAAGAAACAAAACTTAAAATTTCATCATCACATAAAGGTAAAGTTTTGAGTGAATCTACAAAAAATAAAATAAGTGAAAACCATTATGATATTTCTGGAGAAAAAAATCCTATGTATGGAAAAAAACATTCTCCCGAAACAATTGAAAAGATTAGACAAAAAGCATTACAAAGGAAAAACGAATGACATTTATTCATCATAATTACCTAGGTGACCTTGAACTAGATTGCAAAACAACAGAAAGCATTCGCTTGTACAATCTCCCTGATGGTCAGTGGGTGCCTTCTATTACATCTGTAACTTCTTTCTATAATCGACAGGTCTTTGTTGAATGGAGAAAGAGGGTTGGTGAAGAAAAGGCAAATGCAATCACAAAAAAAGCAACTGCAAGAGGAACTGACTTTCACCAAGTTTGTCAAGACTACTTGGAAAATAAAGAACTTGTTTGGGATGATTATCAACCCATGACAAAGTTTATGTACATTCATGCTAAACCTTATCTTGATAAGATAAATAATATTCATGCCATTGAAAGAACTCTCTATTCTGAATACCTAGGACTTGCTGGACGAGTTGATTGTATTGCAGAATATGAAGGAGAGTTGGCAGTCATTGACTTCAAGACTTCAGAAAAAATCAAACCAGAAAAATGGATTGAGAATTACTTCGTTCAGGAGACATTCTACGCCGCTGCATATTACGAACTTACTGGTCAGGTTGTTAAAAAACTCATTACCCTAATGGTTACTCCCGGTGGGGAAGTGAAAGTATTTGACAAAAGGAACAAAGGGGATTATATTAAACTACTAGTTCGTTATATCAAAGAATTTGTACATCACAATACTAGGTCAGATGGAGAATGAATTAGAGAAAGCATTAGAGAATAAGTTTTTTTGTCCATCACGTTTTGCTCAAGAGATTGAAAATCTTGTTCAGGTAAACGTTGAGATGAATTATATTGATGCGATTATCTATTTCTGTGAACAAAACAACATTGATTTGGAATCAGTTCCAAAACTTATCTCAAAACCTTTGAAAGAAAAGATTAAGTATGAGGCAATGGAACTGAACTTTCTAAAGAAAACTTCCCGTGCTAAATTAATTTTTTAATGATGCCGTTCGATGCGTACCGTGAATACCTTGCTCTAAAAAATCATTTTACAAAAGATAGTTACGATTATTTTAAGTATAATAAAAAAGTAAGAGCAACAGTTCAGTCCTTCTATAAACGTAAGGACAGAATGTGGTTTGAAAAAATTTCTAGACAAAAATCAGATAAAGAAGTAATTGATTTTTTCGTTGCTAACTTTGCTTCTTGTCCTGATCCAGAAACACTTTGGATTGGTGAAATGATCAAAGAAGGTGAAGAAAGATATCAGAATTGGCAGAAGAAAATTCAGTCTCTTTCTTATGTCTTTAAAGAAGAAAGTCAATCTTTATTTGATGAAAATAAATTTGAGGATGTCTTTAAGTGTTCAACTGGACATCCTATTTTACTTAAAAAGTTTTTAAGTGGTAAAATATCACTAGAAACAATGGTTCTCTTTGACAAGATTTTTGCATACTCAAATAACTTCGATAAGAAATTACAAGACCCGGTGTGGCAAACCGTCAGTCGTCGAATTAAAAAATATAATCCATTTCTAAATATTGATGTATTCAGTTTTCGTAAAATCTTGAAAAAAATTATTCTGGAGGATCAATGAGTTTCTTCAATTCCGAAGTTGTCCGTGCAGAGATGACTAAAATTGCAGAACTTCAAGAACAAATTTATGGGAACATTTTTAAGTTTTCTACAATGTCTAAACAAGAAAAACTTAATCATGTTAAACTTCTTGAAACTCTTCTAGATAAACAAAAAGTTCTTTATACGAGAATGAGTTTATCTGATGATCCTGAAGCAAAAGAAATGAAAGAACGTATTGTTAGTTCTGCAATTATGATGGGTATGCCCCCTGGTACTGACATGAATATTATTCTTAATAATATGTCACACATGCTTGAGTCCATGAAGCAGCAGATTGACAAAACAAGTTCTGACCTGTAGAATACGAGGGTCCAATGGACTTGGTGGTTTCTTCTAGAAAACTTATAGACACGGGCTTGACATCCCTTTCTATCCCAAGTAGAATAAAGTTGTCTCAAATGCCAAATCCAATTAACAAAAAGGTAATCTAATGTCATTCGAAAATCTCAAAAAACAATCCAAACTGGGTTCTCTCACTTCCAAACTGGTAAAGGAAGTAGAGAAGATGAGTACAACTTCTGGTGGTGCCGATGAGCGTCTCTGGAAACCTGAGATGGATAAAACTGGTAACGGTTTCGCAGTTATCCGTTTCCTCCCTGCCCCTGAAGGCGAAGAACTTCCCTGGGCAAAGATGTATTCCCACGCTTTCCAAGGTCCTGGTGGTTGGTACATTGAAAACTCTTTGACCACTATTGGACAAAAAGATCCACTGGGCGAACATAACCGTGAACTGTGGAACAGTGGTTCTGAAACAAACAAAGAAACTGTTCGCAAACAAAAGCGTAAACTGTCTTATTATAGCAATATCTACATTGTAAAGGATCCTGTAAATCCTGCAAACGAAGGTAAAGTCTTCCTCTTTAAGTATGGTAAGAAGATCTTTGATAAGATCATGGAAGCAATGCAACCTGAATTTGAAGATGAGACTCCTATCAATCCCTTTGACTTCTGGCAAGGTGCTAATTTCAAACTCAAAATCGTAAAGAAAGATGGGTATTGGAACTACGACAAATCTGAATTTGGTTCTGCTGAACCACTACTGGATGATGACGATGCTCTGGAAACCCTCTGGAAGAAAGAGTATTCATTGACTGCAATCACTGCCCCAGACCAGTTCAAGTCTTATGAAGACCTTGAGCGTCGTATGAATATGGTTCTGGGTATTAAGAACTCTTCTCCTGCTCGTTCTCGTGCAGTGGTTGAGCAAGAAGATGATCTTGAAGAGTTTACACAAACTCCTACAGTTCAAGATCGTGTGGTAGAAGAACTAGAACAGTCTTATGCTCGTTCCAAGTCTCCCTCACTCCCTCAAATCTCTCAAGATGATGATGAGGATGATGCTCTTTCCTACTTCCAAAAATTGGCAGAATAAATAAAGATGCCTTAACTGACTAGCATCTTTAAGGTTGGAGGAGAGAAATCTCCTCCTTTTTAATATAAATAATATCGCTAGTCGGTTTTAAGAGCAGTTATGGAATTCATAGAGTATCACTATGTCTATTATTCTTATGAAGAATATGGAATGGGATATATTGGATCAAGAACTTGTAGATGCTTACCTGAAGAAGATATAAAGTATTTTGGGTCTTTTAAGAATAAAAAGTTCAAACCAACTCAAAAAATAATACTTAAAAGTGATTATGTTACAAGAGAGGAAGCATATGTTGATGAGATTATTTTGCAGCAGTATTATAAAGTAGTAGAAAATTCGCACTTTGCTAATAGAGCATATCAGACTTCTACCGGTTTTAGTAGAAAAGGTACTATTCCTCATAACAAAGGAAAAAGAATGAGTGAAGACCAAAGAAAAAAATTAAGTGATCTATGTAAAGGAAGAAAGCAATCGGAAGAAGCAAAAGAAAAAATTAGTAAAAAATTTAAAGGAAGAGTTTTATCTGAAGAACATAAAAGAAAAATTGGAGAATCAAATAGAGGTAAAGAAAAAACTATAACAGATAAAAGAAAACAATCTGATGTTCAGAGAGGATTGAGTTTAAAGGGAAGATTTTGTGGAGATAAAAATCCAACAAAAAGACCAGAAGTGAGAGAAAAAATTAGTAAATCTTGTAAAGGAAGAATACCTTGGAATAAGGGAAAAATATTTCCAGAATTATCGGGAAGCAATAATCCCAAGGCAAAAAGAATTGAATTTCAAGGTGTTATTTATGAATGTGTTAAAGATGCTTTAGAAAAAACTGGAAGATCAAAATATTATATTCAAAAATATTCTACATATCTTTAAGAGTAGAGTCTAATATTATCTCCTTTCTTCAAGGTGGCGCTCTCGTATTGGGCGCCGCCTTTTTTATATGGCATTAACTCTTCCATATCATTGAAGACTACATTTAAGTATCTTGCTTTAAGAACAAAGATATTTCTTTTATCGTCTTCAATTTTTTGTTCATATTGATAGTTTGTGATTGGTATTGTAAAGTTTCTTATTGTTACTTTTCTCTCCAATCCATCATCATAGTAACTTGTAGAGAAGTTTGATGGAACTCTTAATCCTG